TAGCGCTAATAGTTCCTGCAACTATCTTAGCCGCGGTAATAGCATTGGCTGCAACTGCGTTTGCAGTTACCGCGCCTGCGGCGATACTTCCAGCAACAACTGCATTGGCTGCAATCTTTCCAGCCTCGATAGCATTGGCTGCAATCGTTGCAGCGGTTACCGCTCCTGCGTCGATCTTGCCTGCCGTAATTGCGTTAGCGCCAATGGTTGCAGCGGTTACTGCGCCTGCGTCAATTTTGCCAGTTGTAATTGCATTTGCTTGAATTGTTGCAGCAGTTACCGCATTAGCTGCAATCTTTCCAGCCTCAATAGCACCTGCTTGGATAGTAGCAGCAGTAACAGCGTTAGCCGCGATTTTTCCAGCTTCAATAGCACCTGCAGAGATCGTCGCGGCGGTTACCGCATTTGCGTCAATTTTACCTGCAGTAATAGCATTAGCTGCAATCTTTACTGCCGTAATTGCGTTAGCTGCAATTGTTGTTGCTGTTACAGCGTTAGCGTCTATCTTACTCGCGGTAATCGCGTTAGCTTGAATACTTGCTGCTACAACCGCATTAGCGGCAATCTTAGTTTCTGTAATTGCAGCCGCGGCAATTGCAGTTGCATCTACCGCGTTAGCAGCAATAGAGCCAAGAGTTACCGCGTTGGCTGCGATTGCGCCAGCAGCAACTGCGTTAGGTCCAATTTTTCCAAGAATAACTGCGTTTGCAGCAAGTGCGTTAGCGTTTACAGCATTTGCAGCAATCTTGCCAGCTTCAACTGCGTTAGCTCCAATTTTTGCAGCGGTAATAGCAGCGTCTGCAATTTTTGCCTGTGTAACTGCGTTAGGCCCCAGTTGAGACGAGGTAACCGCGTTAACCTGGATCATTGCCGAGGATACTGCGTTAGCTGCAATTGCTAGCTCTGTCACCGCATTGGCAAGAATTTTTTCTGCATTTACCGCGCCGTTAGCTATCTTAAACACGTCAATTGACCCATCGGCGATTGCGGATGCAGATACTATCTGTCCAGCAAAAGGCCAGGTACTAAGAGTATTAGCAATTAGATCGGTGTCTACTAGTCTGTTTACCGAGGTAGATGACTGAGTAGAGGCTGTTGTAGCACCGCCGGCTAAGTTTATCGCGATGAACTTGTAGTAATACGTAGTAGCGTACGTTAGATCTGTGTCTACGTATAGCTCTGGAGCAGCAAAAAGTTTTCCAATAGCTGTTGAAGTGCTAGGTGTAAATCCACTTGTCAGAGATCTATGAATCTCAATGTACGCGAAGGTGTCACCCATAGCGTTGCCAAGATAGTCAAGACCGTTCCAACGAACAGTAACGGTTCCTAGGCGAGTAGTTAGCTGAGGAGCGCTAGGACGCTCTACAACTACAACAGAGATAGGAGTTGTTAAAAATATCTCGGCAGAGTAATCAGATCTATTGTCCGATTTATCATACGCCTTAACCGCATAGCGAAGCGCTACACCTTGCTTTAAGCCTTCGTGGGTGTATGTAAGATCTGTCACAGAGATTAAGAACTTCCAGTCATCTGTTACCAACGTTCGATAAAAGATATCATAGCCAACAAGATCTGTTATGGCGGTGTCGTCAACATTTTGCGTAGGGGCAAGCCATGTAAGCACAACTCGCGCACGCGGATCTCGCACGTCGTAGTACGCGGTGCCTGCACCAGCTAAACTTGTTGGAATTTTTGGCGCTATGTCATCTGGAATAAACACGCCTGTAGTGTCTATGCTGGCGTTAACCTGCTCCCACTTAAGACCGGTCCAAGAGTACAGAGCGCCATCTGTAGGGTCAGACCAGGTATCGCCAACCTGCACGTACTTAATTAACGTAGGGTATACGCCGCCGTCTCCTGCGGTAGCTGCAATGTTTTCTTGGTCATTTGCAGTCTTATACGAGACGGTTGTAGAAGTTTTTGCGGTAATCGTGTAGTTACCGTCAAACTCTTCACCTACGCCGTCGACATTTACTCTGTCGCCTACGATAAACGTGTGCCCGCTGCCTATAGTAAGAGTTACAACGTTACTTGTTATAGCCTTAGTAGTTACAGCTTTCCACGCTACAGTGTTCGCATTTACATTTAATACAGAGCTGTTACTTCCTTCCCAACGGCGCGTAAAAACAATAGTGTAGTCACTTATAACTTCTGTAACTGTCCAAAAGAGGTACTCTAGTCTTGAATAAAAGTTTGGACGGTCTCCACCAGGAGCCGTAAGGTCAAACTGTGAGTTTAGTCCACTTACTAGTATTCTATCTCCAACAATTAACTCGTGCGCGATGTCTGTTGTAAGAGTTGCCTTATCAGGCTTTATAAAACTTTTAAACGTCTTATACTCTTTAGCAATAATTCTTTTGTAGACGGCTGGAGGAATAGTTTTAATCGTGCCGGTTGTTGCCTGAATCGCCGCTGCGGTAGTTGGAACGTCCTCCGCCAACTGCTCTACTGTAATACTCGCTGCCGCAGGAACTACTCTCTTAGGGGCACGGCGACGCTCTACTTCACGTAGACGTCTGTCAACGTTTGTAAGGGTAGTAGTGAGCTTACGCCGTCTTCTTCTAAGAGCCACGTTTATCAACTCCTGGTTCTGTTACTAAGACTAATGAAACAGTCTCTGGGAATGACGGACTGTCTGGGACGGACACAGAAAAACCGTCAATTTTTCTAACTAAAACAGTGTCTCTAGGCTCAAGGTCACTCGCTAGACGTAAGTTAATAAACTCATCATTAAGCACGATTACACACCAGTCACCCGGGCTGTAGCTTCCAATCTTAGGCTCCATTGAGCCGTTAACCTGTATTTCAATATTAGACTGCGGAGGACGTGATTCGTTTAAGTACGTTTCTGCAAATAATGTCAGAGTCTCTTCGTCTCCTACATCTTTCTGAGACTCTACTTCTTCTAATATAGGCCAACCAGCGTCTAACAGATCATACGCACTTGCAGCAGCGTACGGCTGACTTGACTCTGGACCTATATCTCCAATATCGCCAATCACCCAGAAGCGTGTTGCAGAAGACTCGGCAGACTCCTCCATAGTTGCACTAGAAATACTTCCAGGATACTCAAATACAAGCACATCTGCACCAAAGTCTGATGGGTCTGCCACCGCGCCTGGCGCCAAAGTAGGAAAGCCCGCAGGAGTAATCGGCATAAGAACAAACGTGCGAGAAAAAGAAGATGTCGCGCCATCATACGAGCAGTCTATACGATACTCGAAGCCATCAACAGTGTTAGAGTAAGTGTCTAATGCTTCTCCAATATTCTGCAATTCGTAGCCTCGGTACGTTTTATTAGGCACATTCTTTCCGCTGTACTCTTCGCCTGAAACAGAAATGTCTACGTCAGAGTTATATGTAAATCCACCCCAAGAAGCATACGTGACAGATGGACTAACAGTGGCAGTTGCAGTTCCGACTACGCCGCCTTCTAGTATATTTCCGGTGTATAAGCCATAAGTAAATTGTGTAACGCTAGGCACTGCAGTTATTACAAAGTTGCCATCTACCGCTGTGTCCACTCCGGTAACAACAACAACGTCATTTACCTCGAACCCATGCGCAGAGGCAGTAGTGATTGTTACAACGTTGGCTGTTAGACTTCTGAGAATAATAGTCTGTGAATTAGCAGAAAGTGCAGTTGTGCTTTGAGTAGTTCCAACAGATGCGTACCTAAACGTAGTTGCAGTAGGCGTCGCAGTAACTACGTGCTTGCCATCAAACGATGCTCCTACGTTTGCGATAGTTACAATTTGACCGGGGATAAGCGAGTGCGCAGCGTCAGTTGTCATCGTCGCAACGTTGGACGCGCGAGACGAGCTGACCAGATTAAGGAAGTACGCCTCACCAGGCGCAGTCTCGTCATTAGGAAAGTCAACGTTTGAAAAGTCAACGTTTAAAGATTGAAGCAGCTGACGAGTGTAGTCGTACGTGTCAGGGCGCACTGTAACAGTAGCAATTCCATCATCGCTTGGGAAAGTACCGTTAAGAGTTGTGACTGGAATAGTAATTGAAAACGTGGAGCTGGTTGACCCGCTTAACAGCGTGTAATATCCGCCAAACTTATATCTAATATCTTTCGACGCGCCAGATAAAAATGAAATGTAAACATCTTGCCCTGTAGTAAATTCGCTGTAGGTTTGACTGTTCTGTAGTGTAAAGGTTAAGGTCTTGTCTGTTGTGCCAGTCACGGTGTAGTCCGCGCCAAAGTCGTGTGACCATGTCTTCCACGCGACGCGATGGTGAAGATAACTCTGAAATTCAGATGCATTTACCGTAAGGTTTCTTGTGATAACGTCGTACGTCCGCGTCCAGATAATTCCGCCCCAGACGCACTCGTCACCGCGCATTACGTACAGCGCAGTCTTACCAGGCATAGTGCTGTCATACAGGTTCATTGACTCTGTGCCAGCCGCTCCGCCGGTAGTTGGAATAACCGGGATACTCCCCGAGAACGCTCCTGCGGTCTTAATAGAGCGCTCGTAGGAAACACCCTTGAAAGGTATTTCTGCAAGAATGTTATTGGTTAAAATGTCCGTTGTGAAGTAACGGTAGTTGACTGCGGTTAGGTCTGAAACAGCCATGTTATCCTCCGTTTTTTGTATAAGTCGTTGTTATCATTGTATCATTAACCTAGCCAGGCTGACCTGTAATACACATTTATATAAGCGCTAGAGTTGTTTGGATTTCCATCATCTGCAAAACTTATTACGTTATTTCCAGGCGCAAGATAGAACCACTCCGCAAGAACATCAACGTAGTTACGCTTTCCTACGGCGTCGCCGTCAACTGCTACTTCGTGCTCCTTTGTGTCGATCTCGACGACAACTCCGCTGCCAATCGGCTGCACGGTTGAGATTAACTCGTTTGTAGTTATATTTTGGATATCGCCATTCCCGTTGACAGTTCCATGAATCTCTAAAATTACCGGAGTGTAGGCGTTGCCGGTATTGTTAATAGTCACGGTGCCTGTACCTGGGCTTAGTGCGTTAGTGCAGGTGAGTAAGGCAGAGCGGTAGCCGAGCTCGTTGTCTTCGTACCACTCGTACTTAAGTGGGTCAGGTGCGCGCAGGCCAATAGAGAACTCAGTGCGTCCACGAGCGTTAACAGTTTCTATTGATGGTGCACCATTAAGTCTTACCCAGGAAGCCTTGAGAGGGTTCTCGTTGGTCTTTAACCAGCCGCCAAAGTGAACTAAGTCCGCGGCCTTGATTAACTTATCTCTAGCTGCTTGCACATATGAAGAATCGGGTGTAAGGAACACTCCGTTAAGCGTGATCTGACGTGATTGGTAGCGGCCACGTATATCATACGAGCCATCTCCGTATCCACGTGGGATATCTGCAATGTCTGGCTCGGGATGATTCCACCAGCCGTCAATACCGGTGCACACCCAGACGACCCCGTCTTCATCAATTGTATTAAGAATAAGCCCGTTCAAGTTAATGTCAGCGTTGAGCTGCATGCCTGTGATTTTTGGCACAGGCACAGGTATAAGCGACTTATCAACTGTCTTGTTTTCGTACGCTTGAGTTACATCGTCGTAGTACTCGTTAACGTAACTTGCGGCCTCGAAGAGAACTGCGTCTACATAGAATACCTTACCGGCAGTCCCGGCTGAAGGCTGAACAACATATATTAAGGCTGCTGCCGCATTAGACGGAGAGGTGATTACATCGGTAAGTCGTACCCATGGATCACCTACCGTAATTTCAATAGCGTTCGATGAAGACGTAGAGATAAGTGATCCGCCAGAAACAGCGGTATACCACACAACTTTAATTTGGAAGGTGCCAGTTTGAGAGCCAAGAGGGACCTTTACGTAAGCGGATACTCCGTAGGAAGTACTGCTTAAAACTGCTATACGTGAAGAGGTAACAACACCAGAGTTAGATGAAGCCTGCTTTGTTACCTCTAAGCACGATGTACCAAAGAACCCGTCGGTTGTTATTCTAGCGATAGAGCTAGAAGATGAAGTTGACCACCCTGTAGTGTTAGTTTTGAACGAAGGGTTAATGACTAAATTATTTTTTGCCATGCGCTATACGCCACCCTTACGAATCATGAAGCCAACCTGACGAGATATCGCCGCCGCAAGATCAGCTTCGCTCATCTTCTCAGAAGGATAGACCTTAAACGTTAAATTAGTGCCTGCGCCTTGTTTTCCTGCAAGGAACTTTATGATCGCGCGATCTCGTACAGATAGTCCTTGCGCGTCCAGAGGCTCTACGCGCTCAGGGCGACCAGCCTCGCCGATCGTCGCAAGAGTTCCACCAGGTGTAGGACGTACTATTCCACCCATTGCAAGTTTTATAGTAGGAATATTAGGAGTCTCTAAAGTAAAACCTCTACCAGCTAATGGACCTAAACTCATTCCAAAAATTTTATCTGGGAGCCTTAAGTCAAGTGAAAAACTGTTCCACCGCGTAATAATATAATTTAATGTAGTTATAAATGCAGATCTAAGTCCGTCCCACATGTTTGCTGCGGCGTTTCTTACACGAGCAGGGAGACCGCGAACAAACTCAATAAAAGCAGTTACACGAGCAGCAAGGTTATCGCGCATGGCACCAAAACGATCGCCAATCCATGACCATATAGCCGCGTTTGCAGCTCTTAGACGGCCAGGAATTGCGCGAACGTAGGCAAGAACGTCATCCCAGCGTTTCTGAAGACCTTGCCACATACTAGAGAAGAAACTAGTAACTGCCGTCCACATCGTGCTAGCAATTGCAGCAATTCTTCCAGGTATTCCTCTTACAAATTCAACTATCGTATCCCAGTTTCTGACAATAGCAAGTACAGCTAAGCCTATAGGTCCAGTTAATATAGCTAGGATAAGAGGCCAGTTTTCACTTATCCAATTCCATACCATCTGCGCGCCTTCTTTAATTCTTTCCCACATTCTTACAACAAAGTCGCGGAATGTCTTATTTCTGTTGTACAACGTGACAAATATCGCGATTAGCGCCACGATAGCGAGTATGACAAGACCAATAGGGTTTGTTGCCCACATCATCTTCATCAAAAACATAATAATTCTGCCATAGAACATTACAGCTTTAAAAACAAAGATAACTTTTTTTGCAACAAACACCATATATAGCATTGCCTTACCTGCGATCATTCCGGCAAAACCAAGTGCTAGCAAAACTCCGTGTAATGGCCCCAAGACCTTCATAAGCATCTGTACTGGCCTGGTTTCAAAAACAGTAGCCAGCGCCTTACCAATCATATTCAGCGTCTTGAAGAACATAGTCATTCCGCCGTCTTCAGTAAAAATCTTTGTTAGCCTTGTCATAGTGACAAGAAGCTCTGCAAATGCAGGGCCACCTTCATTTAAGTTCTTAAATATTTCTCCTATATCTGGGACTGCCTTTGCAAGAGTATCCCAGAACTCCTTAGTGTTAGGATCTCCAGCTAGTTTTATAAACTCTTTTGTTAGTGGACCTAAAAACCCAAGAATTGCCTTTACGTTTATTGCCGCGTCTCTAAAGAACTCGCGCAGGGAGCCAGGGCCGTCTCCCGTATAATCAGTGTTTGCCTTCCACTGCGCTGTTACATCTTTTAGATAGTCAAGAAGTATTTGACCACCGCTACCTGGCCCGGTGTTTGCCTTTACTAAATTTCCAATAAAACCAAAGGTGTTGCCAAATATGTCCCCCAGCTGAGCCGCAACATCACCAGCTGTCTTAAAGAACGCTTGAAGACTTCCGTCTGCTTCCTTCGTACTGAGCATCTTGTCCCAGCCGGCGGTAGTCTTTTCTATCCAACCAAAGAAGCGCTTAGTAAGAGGCTCAGCGGCTGTAAGAATAGAGAGTAAAGATCCCCATAAACTACCGACGCTTTTTCCAAGACTTTCAATAACTCCGCCAGATGTTTCAAATACCTTAGCAAGTTTTGCAAGATTTTCTGAATTTACAATAGCGTCTGAAACAGACTTGGACGCCGTGCCCATGGCTTTTCCAACAAGGTTAAGACCAGTCTTAAACGTCGGGAATGCCTTGTCAACGATCTGCTGAATTGAAGTCTGTAGTAGTGGTAAGAAGCCAGACGCCGCAGCTTCCTTTAAAGAATCTAGCTGAGGTTTTAGACTTGCTAAGAACTTAGCGAATACCTTCTGAGAAGCGGTAAGTCCCGCTAGTGGGTCTTGTCCTTTAGCAGCTTTAGCAGCATTTTCTTTTGCGTCAATAATAGCTTGTAGTGCGTCGCGCTCAGCCTTAGCCTTGCCGTCAACTGCATCCATGTAGTTTTCTTCAGCACTTGTAAGATTGTCTGTTGCAGATATAACAGCGTTAGTTCCAGCAACACCTTCTCTAGCAAGACGATCTTGCTCTACCTGCAGATCTTTATTTCTATCCATTGCCATACGAAGATTTAGATCAGCTTCTTCGTACGCAAGCTCTGCTTCTCTTCGAGCACGAGAGTTAGGCGGTAAATCTTGAACCCGCGCTAAAGTTTCACGCGCAGCCTCGAGTTCTAACGCTGCCTTCTTCTCGGCAATTGCCGCGTCCTCGGCGTCAAAACCAAGCTGCTGAATTTCTTCAGCGCCTTCTTTAAGCGCCTTGTTAAAAGCAATCTGAGCCTTAGTTAGCTCTAGCTTAGATTTAATTAACTTTTTATCCGCGGCGGCTAGATTTTCTGTGTTCCTCTGCGCTATCTTAGCAAGTTCTTTTGCTAGGTTTTGCCCACCCGCACCGCCACCTGCTGTTTTTTGCTTATTTAACGCGCTAACTGCAGCGCCAATTCCAGACAACGCTAGCTTAGCAGCTACACTTCCGGCTATAATTGCAGCTAAGCCTCCGCCAAGCGCGACTAAGGCCGGAGTAGCAGAAAGAACCGCACCACCTAAGGAGACAACACCAACAACAAGAGAGCTCAAGCTAGAGACAAGAACTCCAATAGCAGTTCCTACATTGTACCCTACTCTTTGAAGAGAGTTAAAAGCCTTACCAACTCTGTCTGCTTCACGTCCTAGTTGCTTAAAAGATCTAGTGTCTTTAGAAAAAAGATCACCAATGCTGCCTCTGCTCGCGCTTCTTCTAAATGCGTTGGAAAGTTTCTTACCTGCGTCGCTTCCAATCTTATCAACTCCTTTTACAGAATCTCTAAGTTGCTTGTCAAAACCTGTGCTGACCGTGCGGACAATTATAATTGCCTCGCCTACTACTGCCATGATGTCACCTCCTTCCCTGCGTTAATGTTTATTTACTAGTGACCCATTGGTTCGTCAAGTACTTTTCCAAATGGTTTTGAAGAAGCAGCGTTGACAGGCGTTGCACTTATAAATGGTTTTACCGGCTGTCTTACCGGGTTGAAAGGCACTATAGCTTCTTCTTGTGATTCTTCAGGAGCGCCGTACTCCGCGCTGTTGTAGTCCGGATGGGACGCGCCTGAAGTGTCTACAGCGTACTTGTACTCGCGACCGTAAAGATCTCTATAGATAGAAACTCTAGCCTTAGAGCGAGCCTCTGCTTGCTCTGCGGTGCTAGCACTGAGGTCATCTTCAAAAAGGTAGTGAAGAACATCAACCATGTCATTAGCTGGCATGGTCCTAAGATCTAAACCGTTCATCAGTGTCCTTCCGTTAACATATGGCCAGAGATCAACTCCCCAGTCTAGGAGATTTCTGGCTGCACTAAAGGGCGATCGGTGTACTCCTCGATTAGCCAGCCTATAATTTCAGCTAAGGCGTCTACAGTTACGATTTTTTCCTTGTGAACAAGAAGAGCCTGAAAGCGTTCGTAGCTCTCATCAACTAAAGCCTGTGAAAAGAACTTCTCGATCATTTCGGCGTTTTTTGCTGGATCTTCTGAGCCTGAGTCTTTAACCATGTCAAGCATGATCTTTCCTTGAACGGCTTTTACACAGTGAAATTCTTCGTCGTGAAGTTTGAATGATAAAGGGGCAGCGTCAGCAGCTCCGCCTGAACCAAAGTCCTTGTATCTAGTACTCATCTTTCTTTCCTCCGTATTATGTTATTGTCTTTAATAAGACTTTTGTCTTATTTTTGATTATTTTACACTAAATACCAAGCTATGATCTGAATATATGCAGGTTATCAGCAAGGTACTTATTTGGTTTTGTTCCAGGATGTCTCACAGATCGTGCGTATATGATTCGAGTCCCAGACGTAAATCTAAGCGCTCCGGCATTTTTAGCCATGATTACGTGAGGCTTAGTCCCTTCGTGATGCGCAAGTGCATAGCTCAACGTTGAGCCAATACGCAATTCTTGCCAGCGTGCGCCCCGCGAGTGACGCATGTGAATAGATCCAGCAAGGAACCCAGTTCTTTTTCCCACTTGAGCTCTTGCGGCCGCAACGAACTTCGCCCCCTGCGCAGAAAGCCAGCGGCCAACTTCTCCAGTTGGGCTATTGAGCATATTGTCAATCGCAGGCTTGTTCCAAATTACCTTTACGACCATCTTAAGGTATCGCCATCGTTACTTGCATGGTTGTAGTTTGGAATCCGCCTTCAGCGCCGCTAACGTCAGCTGTAGCTATAACACCAAGACCAAATTCGCCTGGTTCCCACTGATCAAGTCTATTTAGAAGTCGCATGAACACCCACGCATCGACCGCGGCGATCTCAGAGCCTTCTTGTATTTTTTCTCCTGTTGGAGGGCGGCCATTTACGCCAACAACAGGCACCTCGCGAGAGATCCCAATAGACAGCACCGCGCTGCGTGGGCTAGTTGTGCGCAAAGGCTGCCCTGCCTGGTCGCCTGGAGTTCCTAGATATATTTGAATAAAAGAAACAACAACTTGCTCGCAGTCAATAGGCGCAGTTCCTACCGTCCAGTAGCGACGCGCAGGCATAGGCACGTTGTACTCTTCAAAAACTTCAATTGTCTTTGAAAGAACTCCGTCAAGCAAATATTTTAAGCTAAGCGCGTCTTCATCAACGCCGGATATACTAGTGATAGGCATACGCTACTCACCTAGCGAGTACGTGCGTGTAGGCGCTGTCCCAAGACGTAGAACTAAGTTACCTGAGGCAATATAGACTGTTTCTGTTCCGCGTGTAGCGTATAGGTCCCAGGTACCAGGATCTAAGAAACCTGCGTAGGCATATGCGTCCTTATAGGAAACTGTAAGCGTTAAGGTATCGCGCGACTCGTTGGTTACAACAGCCGTTCCGGTGTCAGCTCCGTATGGGACGTTGGCTGCAACCTGAGCGTATCTAAACTGTGTGCTAGTTGGCACGTCTGAGATGTAGTGAGCGCCGTTAAACGTGGCGTTTATACCAGAGATAGTGACTAAGTCTCCTTCAGAGAAACCGTGCGCGGTAGAAGTAGTTATAGTTGCAACATCATCTACAAGCTGCTTGTGCGAGACGCTTTTAGTGATATCTGTAAGTATAGAGTTAACAGATACCGCGCCTGACCCAATTTCTTTGCTCTTGCTGCCAGAATAGTTAGATATTTTAAGTGAAGGTATCCATGTTGGGTCAAGGACTAAGAAACTGGCATTGATATACTCGATGTTTACATCGACTGTTCCGCCACTGCTGTCTGTTATAAACATATCAAGAACAGTTGCAGGTAGCGCGTATGGTTTTGCTACATGGCGTCGAGCACGTGGAAGGTCTGGTGAAAATACCTTTGCCTTGGTGCGAGCCTTATCTGGGTTAGAGGACTTTAAGAATAGGTCTACGATGTACAGGCCTGTTCGCATATCGTCAATAAAATCTTGATTATCAAGTATTGTGTAAGAAACTCCTTGACGAGCTACCGAGGTAATACGTGAAGGTAGCGCGCAATCGTCGGAGCCACTCCACAGCTTAATAAACTCTGTAGCAAGAATTCGAGCGGCCGCCACTCCTGTTGCAGGCGGCATAGAACCGTAGCTATATGTTACTTCAATATTGCAAGGTGCCCACGCAACTCCGGCGCGTGCTTGGACCGTAGAGTGGTCAACTAGGTAGTAATTAGACGGATCAATTATGTTGCCAGCTCTATCACGAATCGCGTCAATCTTAACTACAGGGCCTCCGCGTAGGCGTAAACGTGTAGAAGGTGACATACCGTCTGTAGTCAACTCCGCGTAGTCATCAAATTCATCAAGAGGAATGTTGTATAAGTCTCCACCAACAAGTTCTGGAGAGTAGTTGCGTGAAGACGCACCAAGCCGGTATGCGCGAGACGCACAGACGTACTTTTCTGTTACAGTGGTGATCCCACCATACTTGCGGCCTGACATAGACCAAAGCAGTTGTGAGGCAACCTTAACTGCCTCGTACGCGTATTCACTATCTGCGTAGTTGTCAAGCTCTTCTACAGAAATCCAAAGATTTGACACTTAACCGTCCTGTCTAGTCGTCGTTGGTACCTGGTGTAATAAAGGAGCGGCATGCCTGTGTTTATTTTTACACATTGGCATGCCGCTCACTTCTTTATATTAAGAGGTTGGATCCTCTGTAGATGCAATAATGAAGTCAATATCATTGTCTTCGTTAAAGTCTTGAGATCCAGGAACGTTGTACGTTGTAGTTGAGCCTTCAGACAAGAAGTCTGTAACCGTACGTGAGTTTGCACCAACTACCGCTGTACCTGCGTCTGCAGTAGACGCGATAGAACCAGTAGTAGAAGTGGTGTAAGTGAATGTTGTTGATGTTGGCACCGCTGTAATGGTATATGTACCATTAAGAGCAGAGTTAGTTAGACCTGCAACTACAACTGAATCACCGGCAGCAAATGTATGAGCTACTGATGTAGTAACTGTGGCAGTCGTGCTCGTGCGAGCAACGTTTGAAACAGTCTTAGCGATCTCACCGTGCCATGTGTAGAAGCCTTTGCGGCCTGTAGGAGCCCAAGAAGAACGCGCGTATGTGTACGGGCGCTCTGTTGCAATTGGGAACTCCCAGCGCTCATCTTGACCTGTACCGAAGTTTACGTTACCAAGACCGTAGCCTTGGAAGGTGTTTGCAAGCAAACCGTTTTCAATAACGCGATCACCTGAAAGACGAAGCTTGCAGTATGGGAATACCCAGTGGAAGTAAGGAAGCGTTGAAGCCTTCTTGCCGTCGATGATAGCGTGAGACCATGTCTCGATTGCAACACCATAGCCGGCAGGGTCATCGCCAGTTGAAGGAGAAGACCAACCGATTGACTTGCGATCTGGTGCTGCGAATGTTCCAAGGTTCTTACGAAGCAAAAGACCACCAGACATCATCTGTGTTAGCTCTGGGTCTGGCTCTGCAATCGCAAGCTCCATAGAAATACGCTTTAAAGTATCTGGTGCTTTGTATGTGACGTGGACAGTACCGTCCGCGCCTTTTTCTGTAATTTCGTCGCCTTCTTCGTACTCAGGCGTAAACGACAAGCGCATGAAGCCTGAAGTTGTGTAGCTGTCGCCTTCTGTATTCAGGAGATTACCAGATGCGTCAAGACGAGTTACTCGAATTGACACACCTTGAATACTCGCGGCGTATTCTTGAGTTGCCATTGTTTATGTTTCTCCTTATTATTTAGAAGCGGCTGCTAATACGTATATTTTACGCGGTTAAGTCAACTCTGACTGCTGCGTGTACAGATGAGTCAAAGTACACTGCCGCTGGGCGAATTGCCTTAAGAAGCATGTTGTTCGCGTTGCCTGATACGTCGTAGCCCTGTGCTAGACTGTCATTAACAACGTCAATATCGCCAAGAATGACTCTGACGTCACCTGTAGCGTACATCCATTTATTTGTTGCTGTGGGTGTCTCTGTATCTCCAGCAGCGTCGGTTGGGCCTGCTCCAGAGTAGCCAGAACCGATTACTACAGGAGTTCCACCAACAGTTCTAAGGAAGGTATCGCCGCTGTCGGCTGAAGGATAAATTAAGTTCGAGCTTGCAACCAGTGCGGCAACATCGCGGGTCATGTGAATGACTCCCTGGATACCGCATGCTGAGGCTTCTCCAATTGACTGCTCAAGTAGCGCGAGCGCGCGACGAGCGGATAATGCTGTGCCTGAATTAAGTATAGTAGCGGCAGGGTCTACTAGTGCTCGATTTGCATGTGTAGATGCAATGCGAACTGCACCGTCCCACAGCTCTGTTTCAAGAGCTTTCTGAGTAATACACTCTATCTGACGCTTAAGTCTTGCAATATGGTCTACACCAAGTAGACCTAGTGTTGAGCGATAGTCTTCAACCTCGACAAAAAATGGTTTAACTTCTAGATAACGAACAGGTGTTGCATTACTTGCTAGTGTATACGAGTTTGTGTCTGTGTCATCCCAGTTCTTAGCAGAGTATACTCCGCTGTCCCAGTACTGAGAGAAGCCACGTACCCACTGGTCTTCGTCTAGATTAGTGACAGGTTTAACACAGCCAAGTAGACCAAAGCCAGCGCTCACAACTTCAGGTGCTTCAAAAACTCCTGTAAAGGCCATATTTAATCTACTTCCTAACTTAAAGTTTGTTTTTACGTTTACTTACTTCGTATCGGGAGCGCCCATTGCTGAGCGCTCCCTCCACGACTTATCGAATTTTAGTATTCGACTGTTGCTGCTGTTGCGCCACCAAGTAGGTCGCGTAGAGCAGATGCTGTACCGTTTACATTGATTGTTGATGTCACCTTAAGTGATTCAATACCAACCTTGGCAACATTTTCGAAGGTTTCAACGAACATCTTGTAGTCGTTTGTACCAACGAGAGTAGAGTCACGGATAATTCCGAGATCCATTGTGCCACCGTCTAGGAACAAGAATGTTCCTTCAGCGAACATGTACCAGATGAATGTATCTGGGAACTCGTTCATTGCACCTGCGTCTTGTGCAGCAAATGCTGCTGTTCCGCCAGCGATATCAAGAGCGTAAGTTACGTTGATACCGCGTGATGCGATGTAGCCTTCGATCTCTGCATATGCATTGAGAGTTGAATCTCCAGGCATTGATAGAGTTAGGTCGGCAGCCATTGCGTCCTTGATCCACGCTGGCATGATAACGCGAAGTGGCGCATCTGCTTCTAGGCGGTGACGTGAACGGTAAGCTGTTGCAGCGCGGCCAAGCTGGACTAGGAAGTCACGAGCAAGACCAACAACAGATGTCGATGTAACAGCTGTTGATGCTGTGCCGATCTTTGTTAGAAGGTTGCCTTCAGCTTCACGTGCGTGCTGGATTAGACCAAGCTCGTTGTGACGAGCGATCAATTCAGGATATGCACGAGTTAGAAGGTTACCAAACTGTAGCTGTAGTGTTACAGCGTCAGTTGAGACTGTTGTCTCAGATGCTGCTGCTACAGTCAAGCTTAGCTTAGCTGATGGTGATGGTGTTTCTGCTGAATCGTTTGCAGCAGTCCAGATGCCTACAGCGCTTGCGTAGTCAGATAGGATTGGTGGAACGATGTAACGAATACCGCCACGATCTGCTTGGAAGCGAGGTAGTGAATCGCGGACTGGGCGTACTCCTGTGCCAAGACCGAAGATGTCATACTTAACTTCGAATGGAGCCTGGTGTCCGCCAGATGCAACAAGTGCTTCTGGACCGGTTACAGCCTGGATCTTGTTCCAGTTAGATTCTGCATCTGTTGTCAGAGTGCGCTCTTCTGGGAACTTAGTGGTGACAGAAGCAACGATGTGTTGTTCTCCATCTCCACCATTTACACGACGAAGTGTATGAATGCGCTTTGCCATTGCTTCTGCAACGCCATTCATGTCGTCGATTGTGCTACCGGCTGTGTAACCAGGGATGTCAGCGCCAGCAGTGATTGCCACTGTAGCATCTGCAGCCTGAGTTACTGGGCGACGGTCAGCTGGAGCTTCAAAAGCTCCGTCTTGAGTTGCGGCGGCGGTCACTGGTGCCTCCTGATCTTTCTGCGCTTCTGGCGCATCTGTTGGGGTTGGTTCTGTTGCAATTTCTTCTTCTGCAACTTCAGCGGATGCGACGACTGTCTCAACTGCTTCTGTTACAGGTACTTCTTCAACTACTTCTTCAACAGAAAGTTCAGCTGCAGGTTCTGCAACTACTTCTGCTGTCACTTCTGTTACTGCTTCTGCAGTATCGTTTGAAAGCTCAGATGCTTCTTCAACTGTGTTTGACGCTTCTGTCATAGGGTTTGCCTTTTCCTTTTTCTTGTCTTCGTCTTCTTCAGCAGGAGTTTCCTCTGCTTCAGGAGCCATTGGTTCTTCTTCAACTGGTGCCATATCGGCAGCAGCTTCGGTTTCTTTCTTAGGATCAGCTTCTTCAGCAATAGGCTCTTCAACGATCTCTATTACTTCCTCAGCTGGGGCTTCACCTTCTTCAGGCATTGCAACATCCTCGCCTTTAACGCGCATAGTGGCTTCTGCAGCACGAGCGGTTAGCTCCTGTGCGTTTGCCTCGCGTTGCTTGATTTCACCGCGAACGGTGTCAAGCATATCGGCTAGGGATGTCATGGCGTCTACTGTTTGTGGAGTAGGATCTTCCTTTTCAACCGTCTCGAACTCGCTTACGATGACGCTTTGTAACTCGACGACTTGTTCGTCGCTAAGCTCGCTAAGCGTATCTAGCATTCCTTTAATACGGTCCACTCTGTCCCTCCTTCGGGCCAGTCATGATGAACAAGATTAGTTAGTTCATCTCGCTTATCAGTCCAAGGCCGAGGGACTCTTGACGCTATTTGCGTAGAGGCACTCCACCTGAATTGAATAATACATTATTTTTACTATTATTATTAAGTTAATAGTCGAAGAAGTTTACTTAACTCAGAAGAAATCTCTTGTTGAGTATAGTAGTCTCCCCCGGACATAAACGACCTTAAACCGCTGGTCGCTTCTTGAGCGTCCTTCTTACCTATCTTATCTTCTACCCTAGAAAGCATATCATCTAGAAGTGACTTTAAAGCTGGAGGTAGATCACTGTAGCGTACCTTCTCCGTATCGCTCCCAAAATCAAAAGGAAGGTTGGCAATTACCTTGCCAAGCTCTCTTGATGAAGAGCGAATATTCTCTAGCGCGTCTTTGTTGAGAGATCCCGCATCAAGTCTATCAATAATCGAAATAAGTTCCGTTCCCGCCTTAGCAGCTCCCACATAGTCTCCAGTGTTGTCAAAGCCTTCTGCTTCCTGTAGTTTATCCATTACTCCTTGAGAACCAGACGTGCCTAAATTAGTCTTGATGCGCGCTAAAACATCGCGGAATTTGCCTTTTTCATCGCGCGGTTGATTCCCAGGGGTATAAATACCCTTGTTTTCTGAATCAACCGCTAATGCTTTTCCCAAGTCACCGTCAACTTTGGTTGAAAATTCAGTAAGTCGTACACGAAGATCATTTAAGTCTTCCTCGGCAATGTCGCTAGACATACTCTTCCAGTTTTCTGGGATTAAGTCTGAGCTATCTAGTCGGCGTGCCATCTTCATAATGTGGCGACGAACAGCAGCTCGCTTGCCTGGCTTTGAGCGGCCGTACGCTTGGATTGAATCCTTTAGGGAGTCAAGGTTTGTGATTGGGTAAGAACCGTCTGGAAGAGCCTTACCTTCCTTGGCTAGCTTCTGGCGTTTCTCACGAGAGATGTATCCGAACTGGTCGTCGTAGCGAGGTTCGCCATGAATGCGCTCGTACGCGGCGTCAGCCTGCGCTGAAAGTTGTGCAGCCTTTTCCTCGCGTACTTCTTCAAAGCGAGACTTTGCTGCATTAGCTTTTACTGAAAGTTGGTCGTATTCTAACTGCTCAAGTTTGTCAATACGAGCGTTCAATTCTGCAACAGGATCTGACTTCATGCGTGCAAGTACCTGGGCACCTGCCGCAACTAATGCCATAACCGCGCCTGAGGCTACACGAGCCCGTGCGATAGGGAACCCTGGAACGTTTACCTGACATACAGCTACTAGCTCAAGATTTCCCTTGATTGGACGCCAGTCGCCAGACGGCGCAGATGCGCGAAGGGCACGAACTTGCTCTGGTGACGCGCCTGGGCGTAGCGCACCAGATACCCAGATACCAAATGCATCTTCACCTGCGTGTACGTCTGCGATAGCAGACGCTGTATCATCGTAGTGACGAGCTGCTGCAAAGGCGTCTGCATCTAGTGATGCGTGGCCTCCAGCTAATGTTAATTGACCGACAGGGACGTCTGTTCCGTCGTCAGAACGGATAACACCCGTGTGGAAGTACGCGTACTTGCTCTTAGAGCGAGGTGGGCGTGTTCCAAAGGACATTCCGATGTGATCTACATGCCATGCTGCGATATGGCCAAACACTCGACCTTCATCATCCACAGTTAAAGGCGTTGCCTTTCGTAACTCTGGATTATTGAACCATTCGCGAGGAGGCGTGACTGGTATAGAACCAGCAACAAGTCCGCACGCAACTAGCGCAGAAGCTTCTACGGGATCCATATCGTCCGCGTATACTCCGTCTTCAACCACTACATCCTCCTTATTATTACTCTCGTCTGTGACGAGGTAGATCTGGCACTCTTGGAAAGCCGGTTTAGGGACAAGCGTGACTGCCATCACTCGCGCATGAGTAATCATGAGCTTTTCTTTTCCTATTTTACCAGCATCTTCTTCTGGGTCATTCCCTGCAAGTTCAGGTTCAACCTGGTTTGCTTCAAACTGATCTAGGTCCGCAGAAATTCCACGGATAAAACCTTCACGCACTAAGCGCTCGGCTTCTCTGCCGTAGGCGCCTGAGTCAAATACTCCGCGGGCATTACCGATACCACCAGGGATACGCTCCATATGGTCAATACGTCCTACTACAACTGAGCCGTTATGACCTTCGTCAGACTTAATCTGCCACATTAAGGGCAGAGGCAAATCTCTAATTTCTATTGCGTCTTTCTTAAAGCTACGGCCATCGCCGGATTCTGCAGTCTCGGGTAGAACAAGAGGGATACGGAACAGTGCTCCAGCAGGCTCGGTCTCTACCGAGGCAGTTAACACTCTATTGCGAGCGTCGTTTGCCTTGGCTGAAAGTACTGAAGCCTCCATAACTTTTTCGTATGGAAGTAGTTCATCCACTGAGAATTCTCCTTTTTTCATTCCTGGATTTCTTTTATCTCCAGGCCACATGCCGGTCATTTCCTTATGACGCAACGAGCAATAGCCCTTCGCGCGTGGACCCATGTACTTCTTTAGGTTGCGGTAGCAACGTGTCCAGTCACCAGGAGAGTTCCAGCGAATTTTTAGTCCGCCTTTGCCAACCGTCCAATAACGGCGTAGACCTTCAGCGTTTCCACGATTGCGATCTGCGCCACCTGCTGCGGTCATGACCATAACGTTTCCGTTAGGTCCCCAAAGAACTGTAAGAAGCTCTGCGTCAATAGTTAGTGATGCAATAACCGGGATTGTTCCATCAACCTGTTGAATTACTGATTTTAATGATTCTCCGTCTAGAGGAACTACAGGAGGAGGAGTTGGTGAGTTTAGATCGTTTAGTATCGCCTCGTTGCGTGTCCACTTGCCGTCTACGCGCGAGTACGTCATCGGTGCGTTTGAAGTAGAACTTGCAGGGACTAACGCAACTAAGTCAAGAACTGCCGCGACGTCATCTGAAGAGACAATAGCAAAGAACAAAGGCTGAACGTCGCTTGTGCCAGGGGTAACCTCTTTAGACTCACCAGGTTTAACGTTAGGCTTTGTCTTTTTAATTTCCTTAACTTCAGAAGCTAATTCTGCTTCAGCACTTCCGCGAATAATTGGTTGGTAATACCGCTTGTTTGGGTAGTAGTACTTACCATCTGAGCCTTTAACTTTTTTATTTAAGAAATCTTTAAGAAGAGGATTTTTGTAAGGGTCTACAATAAGTTTAGCGCCTACAATTTTTTCAAGCTCTAGTAGGTAACTAGACTTCTTATACTCCGGCGTTTGACCAGGACCTGTTACAGGCTTAGGGCCAGAGTAGTTTGGCAGCTTGCCAACTTCTACCGGAGCAGGTGTAGCTCCTTTAGGGTTAAAAGCGTTGCGCTGGCTGTCAACGTAGCCAGGGAAGTTAAAAAGTATGCTCCCTACGTCGGCAGGTGAGAATGCTGGAAGAGTTCCAGGAATCTTCGCGCCTGGTCTGTCACGAGGAACACGAGGCTCACCTAGTATACCTGAGGTATCTAACGGAGTTACGTTAATAGTTGAAGTAGGAGCCGTGTATGGGCCTTCTGGCTCTGTTTGATCTGCAGGCACATCAATTTCGTTTCCGCTGTCTAGCTTAACGCGCACGGTAGAATCTGTTGTGTTGACAGAAACAACTTGCCCTGAGCCTCTTGCTGCATCTCCGCCAACTACTACTCTTGACCCTGCTTTAGGCTTTTTTCCAAATTTTCCGCCTTTTTGACGAGGCTGCTCTGCGACGATGTCGCTGCGGTTTTCAGACGTGTAGATTCCGTCGCCTGGTACACCACCTGGTCCACTGGCAATAGGAGCTTCTCCGGCCGCAGTTAGGGTTCTATCAATAAACTCTAGGTCTAATTCAGAAGCTGCATCTAAAAACATGCTAGCTTCTTCTTCGTTAATCTCGAACAACGAGACAGGAGTGTTTGGAGATTCCTGGAAACAAGCAGAAAGGAACAGCGCTGATTCTGGGTCTATCTCAACATGGTTAAAGTTGTCAATAGAAAATTCATCATCAAGTTCTTTGTCGTAGCTTGCAAAGTCGCTGTCAACGCCGTCTAGCACATGCCAGTTCCCCGCGTCCCACACTGAAAGAGATCGCTCGCTGTCGACCTTATAAAGTCTGTCAATACCTGAGCCGTCCATACGAACTCTAGCTACAAACTCTGTCTCTGTTAAATCGTTTGATATTGCCTCTTCAAAAGAAGAAAGATCCGCGCTGTATTCTTTACCAGTTGCATAGTCGTACTCATCTTCTTTATAGCTTGAATCAACGTATCCGTCAGCTCTTACTGCTTTCTTATTTTCTCGAGTGACGATTGCTTGCGCCCAGCGCCACGCGGTGTCGCCACCCCAGAGAGCCCACGCAATACGGCCATTTGACGGAAAACCTTTCTCGCCCGGTTGGTATCCCTCTGCTTTTTTATCGACCTCATGACGAGGAAAATACTTAGCAATATGACGAACTTTTTCAATTCCAATTTGGCCGCCTTTCGCCAACGTGCGTGCGCTGTTTACACCGACAGATGTTCCGCCACGGTCGTGTTCTTTGCGCCACTCTAAACCGCGCTTAGCTTCCTCTTGAGCGCCTTTAGGGATAGTGTACATGCGACCTGCCGCGGCAACTATGCTTACGTCTAAGGTAGTAAGTGCACCGTGCGCTAGGTCCGTAATTGACTCTGTTATTTCAATATCGTCGTCTACCCAAGACGCGGACGCAACTAATGAAGAAAGTAATCCAGAAGCTACGATAACGTTTTCTTCTGCCTCGATAATAACAGCGTTAACGCCGTCGGCAAAAAGAACATTAGTACCGTTCTTTCCAATAATCTCCACGTTACTCTTTCCCTGTCTCTTTGTTGGTAGGTTGCAGATCAAAAACAAGATCTCCAACGTACCCGTCGGCGGTTTGACCGTCCATGTAATCTAAGAGCCAGGCATTGGGACCGTTAGGATCTACTCCGCCTAGCGCCGCGAAGACAAGTTCAATCATACCACTAGCTGTAATCTCTTGATCAGGATCCTCGCTAGATAACTGATCATGCAACTCGGGAAAATCATGAAATACCTGGTCCGTATCGTCGGATGCAACGGCCATGGCAGTCCCTTTAGCTTTGCCATTAGCTGCCGATGCTGCGTGGGCAAGCGCAATCTTTTCTGTCTTAACAGCAATCTTTTCATTAGGCTCGTCGAAAACGTTAGAAAAGTAGAAGTTTGACAAGCCAAGAGTAGATATTCCCAGGTAGTCATCTACCTTAAGTTTCTTAGTGTCTGTGCCTATTCTTTCCATAATCATTGCTTGACGCTTCTTTGCATCAAACATCGGGTTCTTATCGTCACTAAAGACGTACGTGTACCCTTTGTCTGTAGCTACCACGGAGAAGGTATGCTTGTTACTAACTATGTCGTACGCGCGGATTACTTTTATCATTGTGTATTACCCTATCTCCAGTAGCTAGCTGTTAGAATATCTTTAAACTGTTCAAAGTTTCTCGTGCCGGGAGTGAGAAGCTCTGCTGTACGCGCCTCAATAGCGTCTCGATATGCGTTCAAGCTTCCGTAGCGGTCGATGATAATTCTAAGCTCATTTCCGCTAGGAGAAAACGCATCAGATCTCAAGGAGGCAACTAACTTGTCTGCCTCGTTTCTAAACGCCTGAATAAGTTCATCTTGACCCATTCTTTGTAGAAGCACTGGGATAGTGTTTGAGTACACGTTATCGTAAGTTGATAGAACTTGTTCAAAGTTAAATGTATCTGAAGGAGCCATTTGCGCGAGAGAATGATCTATCGGAAGCATACGTAGGCGGGAAGGGTCCGTGCCATCAATAGCAAGAAGGACGTTCCCGTTATGGCGATCTTGATTGTTTATAATAAGATCAAGAAGGGCAATGCGAACAGCGTCTTCAGGAGTACGAAGAGAATCTAACAAGGTTGAGCGAGTAACAGGGACTATTCCATCAGGTCCTTGAATTCCTCCGTTTTCAAAGACGTTTGACAGAGTCTGAGGCTCGCTAGCAAGAGGCAATGAAGAACCTGCCTGTTGCATTACAAGAACTTCTCCAGATGCGTCTTTAATATTTGCTCGTGTCTCGTACATACCTTGGAACCCGAGCGCACGAGTAAGCATTCCTGCTTCTATTTCAGCACGAAGAGGGTCGATCCTGTACTGCTTTGCAAGTTCATCTTTCTTGACGTAGAAAATTTGCCCGGAGTCAGTGTGCTTTACTAGGTACGTATCGTTATATCCCGATTCTTCTGTTCCCAATCTGCGAACTGTAAAGCCAGGAAGTCTATTTTTTGAGATATCTTCAAAGTCAGCTGAGGCAAGAAGATTCCCAACGCCAAAGTCTGTTTGCCCAGCGCGAGGATTATCTGCTGCCGCCTCTGCGTCTAAGGCGGTACGTAGTCTAAACGCATCTGTAAGAGGAAGAGTTCTGTTGTCTCCTGCCATAATCTGATCTCCTACCCAGCGGGAGAGAGCTGTCTTAGCCGCGGGTGAGAGAGTAGCTAAAGATGTGTTGTTTTGGAACGCGCTTCTAATCTCTTCTATATAAGGAGTAAGGGTTTGATTATTCGCTAAGAACTCGTCGCTATTAGCCTTAAGCACAAACTCACGCGAGACTCCAGGACGGTTAAGCTTGTCCTTTATGCGTGAACGAGCTCTACGAATCTGATCATAGTTTATCGCTTGAATTTGTTCTTTTCTAGTAGGATCTAGGCGTTTTACTCCCATCCAACCTGTGTTCTCAGACATGAACTTCTTGCCTAGCCAATTTGTTGCGCCAGGATACCAGCCAACTAGCGCTAGCTCCATCGGAGTTGGGGCCTTGTCTAAATCTACACCACCTCCAGGGATCTTTGCCTGGTCTGCTCTTTGTTTTAGTCTGTCAATAGCAGCTCGCTCTTGATCTGTGTTCGCTTCGCGACGCATGCGCTGAAGTCTCCAGCCTAGATCATTTTCTGCAGAACCTGGTGTTTCCCAGTTAAAACCGTTTAGAGCCCAGACAAACGCGCCTTGATATGATCCTCCACCTGCAGCCTGCACGTGAATCTCTTTAACGCCGTTTGCTATGTACCAGTCTTCCATGTAGCGGTTATACGCTGTTGCAAAACCAGATTTCTTATCTCTAGCGCTATCAATAGACAGATAGTCATTTTTAACCTTCCAGTATCCTGGAGTACCGTCACCACGACTTACGTATGAAAGTGTTCGGTTAACTGTTCCAATTGTACGACCGTCTGAGTCTTTAATACTCATTGAAGTTGTAAAACTCATTGGGACGTTATCTCTAGTTATGCTAGCTTCATCTGTCCCGACTAAGTTAATACTTACGCCTCTGCTTGTAAGAGTGTAACCGTTATTTCCAAAAGTTACGCCGTCTCTAATTCCAAAGGTGTCAAAAACTGCTTTATCTAAACGCTCTTTTATAGCTTCAGCTTCAGCTCGTTTTTGCGTGCGTTCATCACCATCGAGTGTACTTGCAGCAAGTGTTGCAAGAGAGTACTCTACGTTTAGCTTTCTTAAGTTATCAAGAGAGACTCTGTTACGACCGGCAAATGCTATTTCACCAGCTCTATCACCCCACGCTGCAAAATCTGTCTGCACCGCGTCTGGATTTCCAAGACCTTGTAGTTCTTCTGGAAGTTCTCCAAGATTAGCCACACCAGCAATACTTCCATCTGTAGCAACTGCACCTGGGTTTACTACAGGCGCATCAAGTCTGTCTCCAATGTTAGTTGGGACCGGCGGGATTGCTGGGACTTCGCGATTTGGGACAGCTTGAACTGCATCGCCTGTCGCACGAACCTTGAGTGCAGAGCGAACAGCAACAGTTCCGTCATCAAATCGTACACGAACATAAGGAATTCTTTCGCCAGTGCGGTTATCAATGTTTTGCACAGCGATAACTGTTCCAGTACGGCCGTCACGTGATGCACGAATACGTGTGCCTTTACCCATAACCTTTCCAGTTCTATCAAGAACTGTGTTGTCTGGGTGATATCCACGATTTTCTGGTCCTGGGTAAGCTAGAGCTGGCTCTGCCACTTCTGCGGCTGGCTCTTCGACGACTGGCACAGATTCATTAGTAGGTATCTCTTCTGCAGAGTCTCCGCCAATATCGTCAACAAGTTCATTCCATGAATCAGAGTCGTTGTACGCTTTAGCAAATCGATCTTTAACTTCTGTAGTGTTATTGATGAACTCAAAAGAAACCTCAGAGTTAACACCATTTGGACGTATACTTCTAAATCTTATATCGTTCTGAAGTCCATTTTCCTCTAGCCAGTCTGTAAATTGCTGCTGACTATTTATTTCTGAAAAGTCAATGGTATGCGCGTAGCGTGGCGGAGTGTTAGCAGCTTCAGGGACGAAATCATCATTGCTAACGAAACCCCTTAGTCCAGCTTGCTCTTCATCAGTAGGCGCGCGCCAACCGAGTGCTTGAGCGTTTTCACTAGCGAACCACTCTTCAGTATTTTGAGGAGTAAAAGAAAACAGTCCTGCTTGCTCTTGCCATCTAAACAGAATCGGCTCTGTGCCCTCTCCACGAGAAAGAACAAGCATGGATTCGGTGTTTGATGAATTTTCGTAGATACCTACGATCTTGTTGTCATTAGTAAACCCTCTAGGGAACGTAGTTCTAATTAAACTACTAATATTGTTAAGTCCTTGCGTGTCAAAAGGACCAATTGGAGCGGGAGGGTTTACTGGGCGCTCGATAGCTTGACGTTCTCCTGTTGTAGGAGGAAATCTACGCGGCTCCGGTTCTTGAGCGGGTTGACGAAGTATGTCAGGACCCGCAACTTCAGTAATCGCCTCTATGATCTCAGCATCGTCTGCCTCAGACCAATCAAGAAGTCCTTCTTGGTTTATAGCATCACGGATCTTATCAGCCGTTTCATCGTCAACAGTGTTTCCGGTCTGCTCTATAAGATCTCTAATCATTTGAGAGTGCGCTTGAAGTCTCGACTCAGATGTATCAGATTCTGGATCACTTAAGTTGTCAATCATATCTTCAAGATCGCCAGGATCATCACTCATGTCGTTTGATTCTCTTTTAAGCTCTAAAAGAATATCATTGGTGTTGATGTCTTGAAGTTGGATAGCATCACGAAGAGCTTCAACTGGAACTTCAACTGTAATATCATCGAAAGATAGAAGCGCCGCGCCTGAGCCATCGGTGATACCGGCAATCATCTGGTCAATAAGATCTGCAGTCTCGTAGTCGCGAGAAAGAATCTCCGGGTTATCTGTAAATCCATTTTCATCAACTTCCGGTTGAGAAGGAATGTACGCATTTGAGTCTGGGATGTAATAGTCAGGGTTCTCAAAGTCAATAGGTACGTTTTCAATAAGCTGTCCAGGAAGTGGATCTTCTTCTGGCAAAGGCTTATCTTTTTTGTTAGCTGATGAGACGCTGTCTGGAGAAGCGCTCTTAATCTGACGAATCTCGGCTGTAATGTCATCAACAAGTTGCGCTTCCTCTGGAGAGCGAACTCCTCCTTGCGCCTCGATAAGACGATTAAGGTTATTGTTGTTTCCATTTACAGAGTCGTAGATGTTTGCAACTACACGGTTAGGGTCTAGTCCAGCTTCCCACACCGCGTTATAAAGAGCTTCCATTGGAACGTACTCTTCACCTGCGTTAAACTCTAGACGACCAGCGCCTGATGGACGACCCATGTCAGCGCGAGGAATGTCTACTCCGCCCATGTCTTCAGCTCCAGGAATGTCTCCTGCGTCATCTACGTTTGCGTTTAGAATCTCGGCGATTGCTGCATCATCTGATGTACCAACAAGGGCTTCGCTTAACGCAGAAACTAAATCTTGTGGAGTAAACTGCGTAGCTAGCTTCTTAGGGTCATCTGTAAAGTTCGTGCTTGCCTCGTCTACACGACCTTCTGGCTCATAGTCTACAGTACGAAGTTGGAACGCACCGTTAGGCACATCAAAGTTGTTAAATAAACCTGGTGTTGAAGGCTGTGAAGGTGTAGGAGTCTTTGGTGGAGTCCCATCTGTTGGAGGAGTTGGTGGCTCGTCTGGGCCGTCGCTGTCTTCTTGTAAACGAGTAATTAGCTTATTTACAACGTCTACCGCTTCAGCGGAGTTCTCACCGTTAGGGAAAATGCCTTCGCTTGGATT